AAGGAGATGTCGCTGCTCAAAGAAAAGATGTTCAAAGGACATTTCTGCTGTATCATTAAGTATTTATAAAAAATGATTAAATTAAACGAAAGTATTTATTAAAAAACCAAAAATATGAAAAAGGATAATAGACAAAGGTTATTTGAAGTCATGGGTAGACTCGACAAAACATTTAAACCCAAATTAAACGAAGGTTTTGAAGAAATTGAAACCTCGGATGATATGGAAGTTTCTCCTGAGATGGGTGCTGAGATGGGTGCTGAAGTACCTGCTGAAGAACCAGTTGAGGAAAAATCTCCAGAAGAAAAACTTGCGGAATTAACGGCAAAGGTTGATGAACTCTACGCTATGCTTCATGGGGAAGCTGAAGAAGCTCCTGCTGAAGACTCAGAAGTAGTTGATATTGAAACTGGTGAACTTGACCCTGAAAATCTCCAAGAATGGAATTTCGACAAGAAAAAGGGTGAAAAGGAAGACGAAAAAGACGAAGAAGGTAAGGAGCATGAGAAGAAAGAAAGTCCTGAATTCGAAAAGGGTGAAGAAGAAGGTGAAGAAGAGGGTAAAAAGGAAGAAAAAAAGGAATTAGACGAAGCGAAACCTAAAATTCCTGTTGCAGCAATTGCAAAAGTAGGTAAATAATTTAATATTCAGTGGAATTTGGTATGGACGAGGTAAAAAAAAATCCACGTTTTTGGTCAGGTAAATATTGGAGAAGAAATAATATTTCAGATACTCTGAAAGAAGTTATTGAACCTGATGTTGTAGATGTGTCGTCAATACAAATGCATGACACATTGAATCCTATTGTCTGGGAATCTGATGATAAAATCAAACCCGATATCAGGAAAGCCTTATTGTTAAATGCCAAAAGGTTTATTGAGTTCTGTGGTGCTGAAGACCTTAAATATAAAGACGTTATATTAACTGGTAGTATTGCCAATTTTAATTACAACGAAAATTCCGATATGGATGTTCATGTTATATTGGATTTCAATCAGATTTCGGAAAACAAGGAATTCGTGGGTGATTATTTTAAATTAAAAAAGGCACTTTGGACAGAAAGATTACCGATTCAAGTAAAGGGACATGATGTTGAAATGTATTTTCAAGACAGTGCTGAACCCCATCATTCTTCTGGCACATATTCACTGGCTAAAGATGAGTGGATTAAAAAGCCAACGAAAAAGATAATTAATATTGATACAGCTAATGTGCAGTTGAAATCGGCAGACTTAATGAATGCAATCGAAGATTTGGAGGGTAATAAGAGTGAAGACGATTTTCTGAGAAAACATGAGGCACTCAAAAATAAAATAAAAAAATTAAGACAAAGTGGACTTGATAAAAGTGGTGAGTTTTCATCAGAAAATATTGCATTTAAGGTTTTAAGAAATACCGGATATCTTGAAAGACTGGTGAAGATAAAGAACGATTATCTCACACAAGAATTAAGTCTAAACGAATTAGGTATTAACGAAGTATTAAATTCTGACATATGAGAAGAATTATTGTAACAACTAAACAATTGGAAACTTTCATTGAAAGTAAGAAAGCCGAAAAGGTGTTCTATGATATTGTTGCCGATTTACACTCGAATCGAAAAAACCTTAATGAAAGTGTTTCGATTGATGGTGCAAACCAATCTGTTATTGACAATTATTCGAGAAAAAATTTAATCACACCTAAAGTAAATGAGATGCTTATTAAATACGGTGTTATGAATGAAAAAAAGGAAATAATATAAGAACTGCATTTTTTTGTTCTTAATTAAGTATTTATAAAAAAATGTAACTAATAATTAGCACATAAAAAATATTCAAATGAATAAGAAATATACATCACAAGAATCGTATTACGCCAGAATGAAGAAATTGGCTGACGTAAAGGGAACTTCAGTAAATGAATCACAGACTCGTAATCTGGGTACTTTAATTGATATTGAAAAAGCAGCGAATGGCGTTGCTTATGGTATCATTAAAGAGCAGCATAAATACTACATCAAAAAAGGTGGTCTTAATGAAAATCAAACCGTTGCGGATTTCGTATATATTGGTGGATTAGGAAATGTCACTGATTTCGAATATACTAAATTAGCTGAAGCCAGAAAAAACAGGAACATGATGCTTAAAACCATCAATGAGGGTCTTGAAATCAAGCCAATGAAAAGTGTTGGTAAGAAAGGAATGTTGATTGAGGGTAAAGCTGAACAGGAAATCGAAATGGCTTCAAATAAGTTGGGTGATTTAGACGCTGCAACTGCTGCTGCTGAAGTACCTGCTGAACCAGCTATGCCAGCACCGGATGCTGAAATGGATGCCGGAATTGATGCGATGGATGCCCCTGCTGAAGAAATGCCAGTGGATGATATGGGTGCTGACCCACTAGCTGGTGGTGATATGGGTGGTGAAATGCCAGTGGATGATATGGGTGCTGACCCACTAGCTGGTGATGCGGAATTAGGTGGTGATGAAGAAGCAGTTGCTGTTGAAGACCCAGAAACTGAAATCGAAAGAGAAATTGAAAAAAGTCTTGGTAAAATAACTAATCAATTGAGAAAAACAGAATTAACTGATTCTCAAGTTAAATCATATGTGAATACATTCCTTTCAGCGTTTAAAGATAAGTTTCCTGATATTGATATCGAAGACAGAAAAGCAATGGCTGAAAAAATTACAAAGGTTGTCCCACCTGAAGATATTGAAGATTTGGGACAAAATGTTGAGGATACTGAAACCAGTGACGAAATTATGGTTTCAGAACCAGAAGAAGAGGTTGCAGAACAACAATGTGCAGAATGTGGTGGATTTGCTCAATACGCAGAATCACGTGGTTATAATGTCGATTCAGTTAAGGAATGTGGTGAAGAAGAAATGACTAATATGGTTAGCGGTTACGCAAACGCACATGATGAAGGTCAGAATGATGGTGACTTTAAAGCAGTGGCTTTATTCATCACACCTGAAATTCTTGCAAAACTAAAAGGCGAATACGGACACGATGAATATGCAAATCAGGTTGAACCGTTTTCAATGGAAATGAACGAAACCAGTGCTGAAGATAAAGATGCACAAATCAACGAATTATTCGGTAATTTGGGTAGAATGATGAAAGGTGCTGCTGGTAAAGTTGCTGGTGATGTTAAACAAGGAGTACAAAAGGTTGGCACAGCTATTGGTGATAAAGCAACCCAAATTGGCACAGCTATTGGTGATAAAGCAACCCAAGCAAAAGATGCTGTAAGTGGTTATGTTGGAGACGTAAAAAAAGCAGCACACAGTGCTGTTGTACCTGCCGAAGTAAAGAAACTTGAAGGCGTTGCAGCTAATCTCGGCAAACAAATCACTGCATTAAATAATAGATTAGTTAAAGCAGGTAAAGAGAAAGTTGATTTGAAAAGAATTATGACAGCAATTAGCCAAGAAGTTGGTGCTTCACAGACCCAAGGGGGTATTGGTGGTTTAGGTCTTGCTGAAGACGGTATTCCGGTTGACAGTACTGAGGTTATGCCTCCAGCAATGGAAGAAGAAGTTAATATCAAGGTTAGCGAAAAAGCTGGTAAGAAGTTGAGTTCTGATAACGTACCACAGGTCGAAATGAAGGAAAACGATGAAAAAGAAGGTGAAGACATCGATATCGAGAATCTTGATGTTGATGCTGAAGAAGCTCCTGCTGAAGACAACGTATTAGACTTAACAAAACACGAAGAGCCAGAAATGAATATGATTTCAGGTTTTGAATCAATGGGTGGTGGTGTTGTAAAACCCGAAGGTGCTGAAATAACAACTGTTGAAGTAACTAAAGACAGTGTTAGCGTTACAATGAATGAAAGCGAAGCGAAACTCAGAAAATATATTCGCAACAGACTTGAAGAAAAAGCTGGTTTGAAAAAACCTGTTTTAACTGAAACTAAAAAATCAGCAACTTTACAAAAACTTGACAGAACTATTGATAAGCAATTCGAACTCTTCGAATCACAAGCAGTAAATGAAATTATGGGTTTCAGCGTTCCTGAGAGGTTTGCAAAACTTAACCCACAAGATGCTGCTGGTATTGAAAAATTATTCAAACAGGCATTCCAAAACATTTTAATTAATCCACAAATGGGTGCGATTGGTAGAGCAGCAAAGACTACTCCACCTGAACTAAAATACGAAATCCTACAACAATTTGTTGATGGTAACGGAGGAACCCTAAGACTTGGTGGTGATTTTGAAACTGTTCGTTATGAACCAGAAGCGAGTAAAGCTGCTGCAATTCCTAGTAAATTCAGACACGGTGGTACACAAGGTAAGACCCAATTGGGTGGTGTTTAATACACAATCATAATAATAGATTTGAAAAAACCCGAAGAAATTCGGGTTTTTTTGTAACATTTTTTTACCTTTGTCGTATAAGAACTATGATACATAGAAAATTTAATAATTTGAAATTCAAAAGGAGCTACGTTGGTGGCTCTAAGCAACGTGAACTCGAAATCTTCGCAGAGGTTCAGGGAACCAAAGAAGATAATTCGGAAGTGAACTGGTTTGAATACCGGAGGGTCTTCACATTATATAGTGATGATATTCTGAACATTGTTCTGAGTTGGAAGCGACTCTCACTCAATCTAAGAACAACATTCCTTATTCTTGCAGTATTGTCATTATTCATAAATCCAACTATTGCATTGGTTATGTTAGGTATTTCATTTGTTTCCCAATTACTACTTCAATATTTCAAGTACAAGGAAAGGAAAAGTCTTTCTGCATATGACTTTTCATTGAATATCATACTGTCAGCAATTAAAAATGAAAGTGGCTTACAATTTAGTAAGAATTAAGAGGCTTCTATACTTTATCATTTCCCGGTTCTCAGTATTTATGATAAAATCATGTTATGGATGAAGATAAACTAAAACTGATATATATTCTAAAGATTGGGTATAATGCGAAAGATGAAGGACTTTATGAATTCATTTTCTCGTTAGACCCTACCAATATTGATGTGTTGGCTTGGAGATGGGACATTAGTCCTGCTTGTGATAATGCAGACCCACCTGAACCTGATTTCATTAATGCTATTTTTAATTTAAAAACAAGTTCACTCAACTTCTTCTGTTTACATGAAGCCGTTGATAGAGAATATATGCATGGTTATCATACGATTCACGCACTCGCATATGAACTGGAACAAGAACCTGATGGTAGTTTTAGTGATTATGAGAAGATGTTTGAAACCGATGACGATGACGTGCCATTATTGGTGTTTCACTACGGTATGTCGTTGACAAAGGTTAAGGATTTATTGAGTTCTAGGAAAATTATTTTAAAAAACAACGAATTTGTTGAGACTTCTTCGATAATGTTCTAGTATTTATATAAGTGTTCATCGCTCCATTTGGGCGAAGGAAATCGAAGCACGGTGCGTCCAGATATGTACCGTGCTTTGCTGTTTTCAGGTCGATAGTATTTATTATAAACATTTTATAATGAATCTTAACCTTGATTTAAATAGTGATTTGGAAAGGAAACCGAAAAAATCGAAAAAATCCGATGAGAATTTTCCAGAACACGTGCCAGTTATTCCGTTTGATGCTCAATTGGAACAACAAAAAGAAGAAGCCAGAAAATTAGCGAAAAAATTAAGAAAAACAGGGAGCATTGAAGCCGTTGTTATCACTAAAGACGGTGTTGCAAAAAAAGCCTGTGAACTAACGTTTACAGAACAAGAAGACGAGTTCGTTCGTTGTGCAGGAGACCCTATCTATTTCATTGAAACCTACTTGACAATTTTTGACCAGACTCAGGGTACTGATGGTCTCATTGTACCTTTCAAATTATTTGATTTCCAGAAAGACCTAATTAGGGCATTCCTAAAACATAAGTTTGTCGTTGCCAACAAATATCGTCAGGCAGGTATCAGTACAACCACCTGCGCATATATTGCTTGGTACGTCATGTTCAATAAAAACCGTCAAGCAGCTATTGTTGCCGATAAACTGGAAACTGCTACTGGTGAGTTAATGAGTGATGTTGTTGAATTTATTGAAGGTTGTCCTTCATGGCTTAGACCAAAAACTGGTAGGAATACTGATGAGAATCTCAAAGATACTCAGAAACTCAAGATTTACGATAACAAATCAAGACTTGGTGCATTCGCATCTAAGACTTTGCGTGGTATGACACCAACCCTGTTGTTCTGGGATGAAACTGCGTGGGCAGAGAAAGGTGATAAGTTCTGGACTTCAGCACTGCCAACACTACAAACTGGTGGTCGTGCAATTATGGTAAGTACACCTTCTGGACTTGATGCTGTATTCTACAAGACATTCCAAGGTGCAAGGGAAAGGGATGAAAATGGGAAACCTAAAAACAATTTTCACGCTGTTGAACTCTGGTGGTTTAATGACCCAAGATATAATGAAGATTTGGTTTGGTTGAAGAATAAGGATAAAACTAATGAAATTAGGTTAGAAGACAATGGTAGGTCAAATGAACAACGAATCCAGTTGATGGAAGATGGTTGGACTGCTAGTTCTCCGTGGTTTGAAGAACAAGTCCGTAATGCCAATGGTGATATGCGTAAAATCGCACAGGAATTACTTTGTTCATTTCTAGGTTCTGGTGATAACTTTATTGCCGAAGTATATCTTAAACGAATTGAAGAGAATGAAATTCAAACCGAATTTACGCAAGAATATCTTGATGGTAACATGTGGATTTTTGAGGAAGCTAAACCGGGTGAAACCTATATTATGGCACTCGATGCTTCACCGGGACACGGAGAGGATAACTCTACACTCAATATGCTCAAAACAATTGAAATTATTGAGGAAAAGGTTATTACGAAGAACGGTAAATCGAAAAAAATTAAAATAAAACGACATAAAGTTGAGCAAGTTGCGGAATACTATGGTAAAATAAGTCCACAACAACTTGCTGAAATAGCATACCAATACGGTAAACGATATAATGACGCATATTGTGTTGTTGATATCACTGGTGGTCATGGTGTACATACTGTTGAAAAATTACTTGAAATGGGTTATGAGAATGTCCATTATGCTGAAGTAGGACACAAACCAACACGAGACCGATTAAATGGATATATTAAGATGGGGGTAAAAGTCATGCCTGATGGTAAGGTATCGAATATTGATTTGATACCGGGTTTCTTTATTGGAAATAACCGTCCGTCAGTTGTTCTTGAGATGCAGAGAGCTATCCATTTAGAGGATGTCGTTATTAGGTCGGTAAGATTACTCAATGAGTTAAAAACGTTCGTTACGGTAGCTGGAAACCGTGTTGCTGACCATAAACGAACCTTCCATGATGACAGTATAATGGGATTGGCGATTGGGCTTTATGTTTTGAATTTCGATATGGCTAAGTTTAAGCAAAATAAGGGGATTACCGAAAAAATGCTTAAATCAATCCTTACCATAAATGACATGAAAGAAATTGGTGAAAAGAAAAAATTAAAGAATAAACCGATGTTTACGGCAGATGGCGCAGACCCTCTGAACCCCCTTGGTGCAAATGCTTGGTTATTTCAAGGCATTAAAGATAAAAACAAAAGATAGAATGTATTTATAAATAACTGACTTTTTCAAAATTTCAGAGTATTTATAAAAAACTATAAAAAATTATAATAATGGCTGGCGAAGAAAAGAAAAAAGGCACAATATACCAAGAACTCAGTGCCATGTTAAATATTGGTGGGTTTGGGATGCAAGATTCAACATCTGTTGCGCCTGTAGCAACACCAGAAAAATCAAAAATTGTTATTAGGGGTAGGACTCCTGAAGAAGTTCATCAAAAAGGTTTGGAGATTGAACAGAAGCGTGAACTTCAAAATAAATTCTTCCGTACTACCGATAGGGGGTTCCAGAAAGCACTACAATATGAAGCAGCCAGACTTCCCGCATATATCGACTATGAGGGCATGGAATATTATCCAATTATTAGTAGCGCATTGGATTTATTCATGGAAGAAGCCACAACTATTGGTTTAAATGGTAAAATGCTCAATATTTTCTCCAACAAAGAAAGAATTAAGATATTATTAGAGGAATTTTTCTACGATATTGTAAACGTGAATGTGAACCTACCGTTTTGGGTGAGAAATGTTTGTAAATATGGTGATAATTTCGTTCTACTCTATGGTGAACGAAAAAAGGGTATTACGCACGTGAAACAACTCGTGAATTACGAAATTGAGAGATTCGAAAGAATTCAAAACGGTAAACCATTGGTGAAATTCAAGGAAAGAATGACTGGTGATGAATTCAATGTATTTGAAATCGCTCACTTTAGACTTCTTGGAGACGATAAATACCTACCTTATGGTTCATCAATCTTAAATAAGGTCCGTAGGGTATTCCGTCAGCTTGTTATGGCAGAAGATGCTATGCTTACCTACAGAATTATTCGTGCTGGTGAGAAAAAAGTGTTTAAAATCGATGTTGGAAACATTGATGAAGACGATATTGAAGAATACATCTACAAAGTTGCGACTACGTTCAAAAAAACAGCAAGTGTTGCTCCAAATGATGGTCAAATCGACTACAGATTCAATATTCTGGGGAATGATGAAGATTATTTCCTTCCGGTAAGAAATGCAAATACACAGACAGGAATCGAGACACTTCCCGGTGCTCAGAACTTAGACCAGATTCAAGATATTGAATACCTCAGAGACAATTTATTTACTGGTCTCGGTGTTCCGAAGCCATTCCTTAGTTTCCAAGACGCAAGTGGTGGTGGAAAAAATATGGCGCAATACGATATTAGGTTTGCAAAGAAAGTAAATCGTATTCAACAAGCAATGATTCAAGAACTCAATAAGATGGCAATGATTCATCTTTATTTATTGGGTTATAGTGGTGAAGATTTAAATGGTTTTATGTTAACCCTTACTAATCCTTCAACACAGCAAGAATTATTGAAGTCTGAATTGCTAAGAGATAAGGCTCAGACCTATACTGAATTAACACGTGCTGAAGGTGGTGTGGCTGCAATGTCACATACAACTGCAAAACGCCTGATTTTCAATATGAGCGACAAAGAAATTGTTGATGACCTGAAACAACAGAAAATGGAGAAGGTTGTTATGCAAGAACTTGCTGATGCTCCGGTTACAATTAAGAAATCTGGCTTATTTGTTGACATTGATAAGAGATTCGGTGAACCAATTGAAGATATGGCTGCTATGACAGGTGAAACCGAAGGTGGAATGCCACCAGAAGGTGGTTTGCCGGGTGGTGACATGGGTGCGCTTCCGATGGGCGGTGCTCCGGGTGCTCCCGGTGGTGACTTAGGTGGTGACTTAGGTGGTGCGCCACTTGGTGGCGGTGCTGCTCCCCCAATGATGGAAAGTAAAATGACAGAAGAAGAATATGTCAACCTCGTTGAAAAACTGGTTTATGGTAGTACACAAGAAACAGGTACTAAGAAGAAAACCAGACAGAAAGAGATTATTCAGGAAAACAATAATAAAAATGATAATCTGAATAAAACAGCACTAAACATGGTAAATGAGATAGAGAAGCTATTGGAAAGCACTGAAAGCATTAATAGTCCACAAAAAAATGAAGATATTCAAGATATTGAAATTGAGAATATTGAGGATTTGAACGTGGATGATTAATTAACGTGCATTATTATTGTCAAGCGTTTATAGGTAATTATAGTATTTATATTTAAATTGAGTTAATCATTATGGAAAACTTCAACATAGGAATTGTTAATTTATTGGTTTCAACCAAACTAAAGGATGCCTACTTCAACGGTAACTTAATTGAAGAATCGAAGAAAATCACCACTAATTTTCTCGATGTAGTGAAAAATTCACCATATCTGCAAATGGAATTCAATGTTTTCAATAGTATTGAAAGTAAGATTATTGAAAGTGAAGTTCTAGCAAAAGAATATATTGATGAGCAAATTGATTTGTTTGAAGTATTCACAATTGAAGAAATTGATGCTGAACGTGAAAAACTAATACAATTCGTAACAGAAGACATTCTCCCTAATAATGATAAGGTAAATCTTTATCAAGCTATTGATACGTTAATTCACGAAACACATGAGAATCATCTGAAAAAGGATATTGATAAAATGCATGAAGCACTTGTATTAGTATTGGAACATGTGAGAACTCCGAAAAAATCGTTAATTGAGAACGTTGATGTTGAACCTATTAATGAAAGCGTTCTTGAAATCGCAGTCGGTAAATTTAATGAGAAATATGGTGACCTTAGTGAAAGTGATACTGATTTACTTAAGATACTTATTAAATCAAACGATAAAGAAAAAGAAAGTCTTCTCGAAACCATGAAAAACGAAAATCTCGTGATTTTAGAAGGTATCGAAAAAGACAACACCAATGATAATATCACCAAAGCCATTCAGAAAATCAAGGAAATGGTTTATGATAAAAAGAATGTTGACGACAACATTATCGGACTTCACGAACTCAAAAAGGAATTGCTTTAAGTGTATTTCCTAAAAAAACGTTTCCTCATCACATTTAAATCAACACCTTCAGCACCTTCTTGTTGAGCGGGTTGTATTCCATCAACAATACCCTGTGCGCTGAATTGCCATACATCCCAATCAAACCAATCTTTTGGAACTGGCGGTTCGTCTCTTTCTGGGTTGTTTTTTCCACGTAAATCAAACCAATGAGGCAACCATAACGCTTGTTTACCGAAACCAGTGATTTGCTGTTCTTCCATGAATCCTTTACGAGAATAAATCATTGTCTCATATCCCACATCAGCCATTGTGTTAATAAATGATTGAATCATTATATTGAGGTCCGTTGTTTTATTACTCCACCTATACGGTACACCTCGTTTAGCAGCCCAAGCCCAACCACCTTCGACATCCAGAACGGCAGGAAATTTAGATTTCGGCACTTCACTTAATCTGCTAATAAAATTGTTGGCTTGAGTCACACCATCAACTTCAGGGTCAGATGTGTTCCCCCATTCAGCGAAATGATAATACCCAACCTCTACCTTATTATCAATTGCATCATTAATTTGCTTATCGATATCATAATTGGGTACAGAACCACTATAAAAACTATCTCCTTGTGTGAGTTTAATAAATGCAAATTCAACTCTATCAGCTTTAGCTTTTTTCCAGTCAGCATTTCCATTATGGTGAGAAACATCAACACCAAACACACCATCTAACCCACCCTTATCTTTACGGTTACCAACTCTATCTGGTTCCATACTAGTTAACTGTGTTCCTAAAGTAAGTGCTGCTGCGGTATAATCACCAATTGATTGTCCGTCATAGTTCATAAAGGCAACTGGACTCAATACTCTCGGCATAGGATATTTCAACAACTTGGTTCCACTGAAACTAGTTGTCATTTTATTTGCAGTGATATTGTGTTCTACTGTCAGAATAATGTATGCTCCATTAAACATAGGAATATTCTCCAATTGAAAATACTGTGTAGGCTGAATCATGGCATTACCAAATCCAGTAACAGTTGCTTTATATGACCTATTTTCATATAAGTTGTAAAGGTTTTGTCCTTTAGGTATACCAGCATCGGGATTATTATCACCAGCTAATCTTGATAAAATCTGAATACTTTCATTGGTTTCTGGATATTCTTTACTATCGATTTTCATGTCAGTAAACATTGATTGATTTTGTTCTCCGAATCTAACTCTAAATGCTCGGACTTCACGCCAAGGAAAATTGGTGTTTTTTTCTTGATTCTGATTTTCCTCATATTGTGAACCACTGGTATTTTTTTCAAAACCCTTCACTCCGGGTTCTGTGATATCAATAATACCATCATTCTGAAAACCGTTCCCTTCTACAGATGGATAACTTGCAGAACCACCGATGTACATACAAACAAAGAACGTATTTTCATCTTGACCAATAGGACCATTATATATTTCAAATGATTCTTTCCATGAATTTTCATCTTTAAAATTTAAAAAATTCTGAAGAGGAAAGAACTCAAAACCATTTAATGACAATAATTGCGATAGTACCGTAAATAAACTAATATTTGGGTCATTCATCATTTCGGTTAGAATCTCAGCATTTAATATGGTTTCACCAATTGGATTCATTCCTCTGTCAACAAAAGAAAATAAATCAATCATTCTTTTACCATCAGGGTTAAAAGGAAACCCCTTCTTATTATTAACTGCTGTTCCGGTTAACCATTTATCGTTTATATTCTTAAACGAATAATATAGTTGATTCATAATATCAGAATCCCCTTTACTTTTATCTTGTTCCTCTTTCTCATCATTAATTTCAGCCCTTTTCTCAACAACGAGTTTAGCAAGGGTTGTAAATAACGATGTGAAATAACTATCGTTAATTGTTTTCGTAGCACCACTGCTAAGTGTTCCAATACCATTCGTATTTAATTCCTTAAGTGACGTATATCCAGAATTTTGAAACAACACCTCACCAGTTTGAGGCATTTCGAATGTTAATTGACTATAATTAAGTAGGTTTTTCCTAATAATAAGATTTTTTAATATAGTGCTAAAATATTGTCCCTTACCCCCACTTGGGTCGATATTTTTTTCCACTCTTCCAAGATTGGCATTATCATCAAGAAAATACCTATATAGGTCCATCTTTTTCTGAGCCAGTGTTGGGGTATAACCGGGAGAGTTGAAATTAAGACCAGTGTTAGTATGAACACTTATATATAATTCACCAATTTGCGAACGAATTTCATCATGAAACCTTTTCATATAACTATTATACGTATTTCTTAATTCCTGTTTATCTTTTTCCGATAAATAAAGTTCTATATCATGTAAATCAGCTAAAATATAAAAACCACGATTTGGTAGATTTTTACCCGGACCATTAATGAAATATTCTAAAATACCCGTACTACCATCAACCCAATCATTTTCAATAGCATTAAGTAATGCGCCTAGATATGGTGTATAATATGCTGGGATTTCAATAGCTGCTGGTGTATCAAAAACAATTGAATTTAATGAGTTTGGATATTTATTGAATGGACTTACTGTATATCCGAAATTCGAAAGTATTAATATTGAACTTATTCTCCTATCATCCGTAGTTTCACCAGTTATTGTGTCTATAATTTCGGTATCATAATTTCCCAAAACATCAGACCAAACTTGAGCAATGTCTCTACTTCTATCCAAAAGTCTACCCTCATTACTACCTAAATATGTAAATGAATTATTTCCTTCTTGATAAGCAATTTCTTGTCTTTCGGCATCGTCATTACCACTACCCGGAAAATTTCTGTCACGTTGTCCAGTAGCGGGATAATAAGTTGCATCACTAAGAAATCTGGTACGAAGTGGAATTTCACTAATATAATCTGTTACTCTTTTATTACCGATTTTGTCTCTTATATACAATAAATTTTGTTTCGTGAATTCAAAAAAGTGTTCAGCAGGGTCTCCACCAAATAATCTTTTATTTTCAGTATTCTCAAAGAAGCCATCAATGAGATTTTTTGATTTCTCATTGAGTTCTTGAACCTCGACAGTACCATCTATAAATTCAATCCCTT